AAGAGGTTCGTGACAGTGCCCGCAACACCGTAGAGGCAGGTCGTTCCGTTAGAGATAGCGGCCATTTGTAATTGCAGGCTTTGGTAACCTTACGCGGGGAAGACGGCCAGCAGGTCGAAGGTGAACGAGGTCGCCCAGGAGCGCTCGTCGATGCCCTCGTCTTCAGACTGCATGGTAACGTCATAGCAGGACGCGTCGCCAGTGGCCGTAAAGGCCGCCTTGATGGAGGTCAGGTCACGCATATTGCCGGACAGGGCGGCGCAGCGGGCGCGGTGATCGGCGAGGGTCGTATCGTCGGCGTTCGAGAACAGGGTGATGCGGACGGAGCAGCTGAAGTTGCCTTCGCCTTCTGGCAGGTCGGACGGTGCCCGGGCGGCTTCGCAGAGCACCACGGCCTTGGGCAGGGTCTGGGTCGCGGCGTTGTCCCCGGTCAGGAACGTGACGGTGGTCAGCCCGGTCTGGGTCGAGAGGTAAGTCGCGACGGTGGCCTCGACGATGTGACGGATGGATTTGGTGCCCATAAAGTTTAGCGGTTGGATATTTCGATTACTTTGTCGAAGTGTTCTTTAAATCGTAGACGCATCTGCTTGATGCGGTTGCCGTAGACCAATGGAAGGACGCGAGCGTCGACGGCGATGTTGTTCACGTTGCCCTGGGTGTTAGTCACGCTGAGCTCTACGACCTTGTCATTGGCGCGGAGGCTATTTGTTCCGAGTATCTGCGTGTGCCGGTTAATCCATGCCACTCCAAGTAAGTCTACCCCAAAGTTCTTAGGGATGCCGTTGATGACGGGCTTGGGAAGAGAGCGCAGCGCAGAGGCCCAGCCCGACTTAATCATGCCGACCATCTTCTGACGGTCCAGGATGTATTGGTCTAGTTCGCCCTTAGTCTCGACAAGCATCTTGACCTTGGTCGGGCGGATTCCCTTGCCAATGCGGCCACCGAACTTGCCCTTGATGCGGTTATGGATTGGGCGGATGTTCTGGACAAACCCTTGGCCGTAGTCGGTCATCACAGGGTTAGTCGTGTTAAAGTAGTTCTTAGCCTTCTTGAACGCCCGGTCATAGTCGCGGTCGTTGGCAATCTTGCGCATGATCGGGGACAAGCCCTTCAGGGCCTCCAGCGTGCCCTTGCCGATAATCTTGTTAAACAGACCGATGTCATTGGTCTTGGTGGCGTAGGCCAGTTGATTGGTCAACAGGGGCGAGGCGGAGGTTGAGCTGCGGTCGTTGGCCGCGACAAACATCTTCTTCATGTCGCCAGCAATGGCTTCGTCGCCAGCGGTCTGGGCGGCCTTCGAGAGGCCACGACCGATGCCCTTGCGCGGAGGCATAGGCACCCTGCCCTTTGGCATAGGAGGAGTAAAGTTCGCCGCGTCTTGGCAGGCCAGCGCAGCTTGTTCTAGGCAGGCGTCCCGCATGGTCTGCCCGGTAAGCGCCGCAAACTTGCGACAAGCTTCAATAAACTGAGCCTGAGACTTCGGACTGATGCTTACCGAGACCACCGTGCGTTACTGGTTATCGTCGATGACGACGAGCGTGATCCATGCCGACCCGGGCTTGTAGGTTTGGGTCGTGATGCGGACGGTCTTCCCGCCAGCGACAATCTTCTTCCCCTGGCCTAGGCTGGCGATGGGGACGCCTGCCGACAGTAGGGCCGCCGATGACCCATTAGACCCGTCTGGCAGGGTCCAAGAGGCCGTTACAGCGGGCATCCTGACCGAGTACTGGGTCCGCTCCATATACCCACCTGCTTCGAGGACGGTCATCACGGCGGGGTCGGAGATAAGGCACTGGAACGTGATGGCCCCAGAGTTGGCGGTTCCGGCCACGCCGAAGTCCGCGATCATCTCTTTAGCGTCAGCGAGAAAGTCAGCGTAGAGGCTCATCCTATCAATGCCCCGTTTGGGAACTGGGCACAAAAAAAGGGCACCTTTCGGAGCCCTTTAAGTTCGTAGCCTTGGCCGCTATTAGGCGGTCTTGAGGCGGACGAGCGAGGTGGCGCGACCGACGGCGGCGCCGAACATCAGGGTGGCCGTGACGTTCAGGAAGCCAGACTGCTCCATACCGACGAGCACCTGCACACCGAGACCCGTGCCAGCGTCGACAGCGTTCGAGACTTCGAAGCCGGGGATGCCTTCGGAGTCAGGCAGAGCGGAGGCGAAGGCGATAGCGTCAGGACCAGCGACCCAACCGGCGAGGTTTTCGGAGTTGGTAGCGAGGTTGGCGAACTGGTAGATGCGGGCACCGGCGATGATGCCGAGGTCGCCGTCGCGGATGATGTTCGCGCCGAGGACGTTGTTGCCGACGATCGTGGTGTCCTTGCGGAGGTCAGAGACGTAGGTGCTGTTCAGCACGGCGTAGCGAGGGCTCGGGGCCTTGGCGTCGTCGAGGGTCTTCTGGACGGCCACGAGTTCGGCGTAGGAGAGGTCAGCGCCGGAGGTCGAGGAGACGCTGTAGTTGGCGTTCGTGACTTGAGCGTTGATGACATCCATGACCTTCTGGGCAAGACCGATAGAGGCGGTCTGGACGAAGTTGTTCACGAAGAAGTCAGCGCCGTAGTCCTTCAGGTTCGAAGGGGTGAAGCGGCTGGAAATCTTGTACTGGGTCAGGGAGACGGTCGCGGCGGTGATCGTCGCGTCGTCCTGGGTGAGGTAGCCACCAGAGCCAAAGGCGGTAGCGGACGAGGTTCCGATGAGGGGAACCTGAATCGCCATGCCGGTGGAGCCGGGACGAGCCGAGAAGACAGACGAGATACCCGAGAGGACGGGGAGCTTGTTCTGGAGAGCGGAGAGGACGCCAGCCGACAGTACTGACGGGGCGGCAGAGATGGAGTTAGCCATGATGTGTGATGAGTGTGATTAGGGGAAATTAGAAAGAGGCCTTGATGATCGCGGAGCGATGGGCCTCAAAGTAGGCGTTGCGTTCCTTGGACCCGACAGGCAGGGCCATGAAAGCGACGTAGTGGTTGACGGCCTCGGCAGGAGCGCCGTCGCCCTGGGGAAGGGCAACCGGGGTGACGCCGACAGACGCGGCAATCTTGGCGGCCTCTTTGGAGGCGCTGACCTTGGTGGCTTCAGCTTCGAGAGCGGCGGCCTTGAGGGCGGCGGCTTCGGCTTCGATGGTCTTGATGACTTCGGTGAGGCTGGCGATGGAAGCGTCCTTGACGGAGGCTTCGACCTTCAGGCTTTCGAGTTCCGCGGCGGCGCCGACGGTGAGCTTCTCGACGGTGGCACGGAGGTCATCGCGTTCGGCGGTGAGGCCCGAGAGGGCAGCCGAGGCTTCGAGCAGTTGTTCTTCGATGGTCATCTTGAGTTTGCGGGAGTTGGAAACTTAGAAGGACCGCAGGGCTTCGGAGAAGGAGTCAGCCAGCCCGGTCACTAAGCCCTGGGCGGCGGCCTGCTTGCCCGAGAAGGTCTGGCCTTCCATGGCTTCGGCCTTGACCATCTTGCGCTTCATCAGGACGGCGGCTTTAAACTCGGAGTGGATTTCGTCCACGCTCTCTTGAAGGTTCGCCATCTGGCCTTCGTCGAGCGTCGTGCCTTCGATGCCAGCGCCCTTGAACTTGCCGGACTTGATGACGACCATCTTGATACCAGCCATCTTGGCGGCTTCGGAATAGTCAGGGACAGCGAGGTAGACGCCGATGCTGCCGACCGTGGCAGACTTGGAGGACATCACCCGATCAGCGGCGGAGGCGACCCAGTAGGCAGCGGACGCCATCTCGGTGTCGGTGTAGGCCATCGTCGGCTTCTCAAGGTTGCGGACCTTGTTGGCGAGTTCCTCGATGCCGGTGACCGTGCCACCAGGGGAGGAGACTTGCAGGGCAATACGCGTCACGTCGGGGTTCATGGCGAACGCGTCGACGGCGGCAGACAGTTCGTCCACGTCAGCGGCGCCCATCATCTTCTCGATAGGGGTCAGTCCTTTGCCGATCACACCGTAGACCGGGATGACGCCAATGCCGTCAGCGGTGACGTAGGGCTTAGGGGCGATACCGAAGAGCTGCGCGAGCATATCGGTGAAGCCGAACTTCTCAGCCAGGACAGCGTGGTCCTTAGCCTTAGCCGGGTCGATGAGTAGGGGCTCGCGGCCCGATAGGCCATTGGTGAGGAAACGCATGGGGTTAAGAATTGGGTTGGTCTTCGGAGGCGGGCTCTTCCATGTCGGCAGGCTCGTCTTCGACTTCTGCTTCGTCTTCGTCGACAGCCTCGACCGTGCCGATCGGGGTGTTGGTCGGGCGGAAGAGCAGCTCGAAGGGGATGCCGTACTGCTTGGCGAGGTCTTGGATGTGCACCATGTCGGCGGCGCGCTTGTTCATCTCGGTGCGGAAGTCTAGGCCGCGCTGGGCGTAGAGCTCAGACATGGACAGCAGGCCCATCTCCACGTCCGCACGGTCGTTAGCGGCTTCACGGCCAGCGTCGACGGTGACAGACTTCGGGGTCGTCCACGAGACTTCGGTCCACTTCGGGTCGTCTGGGATGTCGCCGGCGGCGATGCCCTGTCCGATGATGTAGCCCCAAGTCGGTACGCAGAACTGTTCGATGACGATGGTCTGATACTTGGCAAAGACGCGGCCAGCCTTGGCGGTTACTAGGCGAACGGTGGCGCCGCCTAGTTTGGAGGAGTCGCCGACGAACTCGTAAGGCAGGACGCCCTGTGCGATGTCGCGTTCAAGCGCCGCAAGGAAGCCGGTGAAGGTGCTGTTGGGGCGGTTGCTCTGGAAGGAGTTGAGGGACTCGCCCTGGTCGAGCACTAGGAGTTTGCCGCCCATCGTGTTTGCGATGGAGGTGTAAGAAGGGGTGTTCAGTGCGCCGAGTTCGTTGGCCGTGTCCTGATCGAGGACGCCGCCCTGCTTCTGAATCGTGCGGACCACGTCACCGTTGTCCTTTACGGCCTGCTTCTCGAGGGCTAGGATTTCCATCTCGTCTTGGATGGAGTTGATGCTCGATTGCAAGAGAGGCACGCCGCGGCACCCGCTGGCGTACTC